GTTCAGTAGAACATTATCATAACTCAAAAGTTGGTGGATATGTAGAACACATATTACACGTGATTAGATTTTCACAACAAATTAAAAAAGTATGGCAAGATGCCGGAGCAACGATAGACTTCACAAATGAAGAATTAGTTTTTGCAGCTATGCACCACGACTTAGGTAAAGTTGGTGATGAACTTGGAAACGAATTCTACACACCAAACGAATCTGAGTGGCACATAAAAAATCAAGGTAAGATTTATAATGTAAATGCAGACATAGAACATATGGATGTTACGGACAGAAGTTTTTTCTTACTACAACATTATGGTATCAAATATTCTACAAGAGAATTTTATGGTATTAGATTGGCAGACGGAATGTATGTGAAAGCAAATGAAGCATACTTGAAAACATCAATGCCAACTATGATGTTGAGAACACACTTACCGGTTATTATTCACCAAGGTGATATGATGGCTACATATTACGAAAGAGATATGTGGAAAAATGGTAATAAGAAAGAAGCTAAGAAAGTTGAACAATCAGTAAATAAAATCAAGAAAGCTGTTGATACAGAAGTAAAAGAAAAGTTCAATACCAAAACCACAGATGCTAAAGATATCTTTAATGAACTATTTGGGGAGGCAAAAAAATGATAGGATACATATTACTAACACTATTTGTTTTAATATTAAGTTGGACTACATTTAATCTAACGAGGAAAGTAGAAAGATTAGAAACTTGGATTGAAGATTATGCACAAAGAATACAAGACACCAAACAAGTATTAGAAGAAATTGATGCTAAAGGTAGTTTTGAAGCTGACGATGAAATCGGTGTAGTGTTCACAGCAATCAAAGAAGCAGTAGACGAGATAAACGAAATAACAGAAGAGGAGTTATAATGCCGAGAAAAGCAAAAAAAGGTTCACCAAGATATTACTTCCATCAAGGAACAGAAGACGCAATCATCAGACACAATAAAGAAACTCGTCCACATATGAAAGAACGAATTTACAATGAACACATTAGAGTTCCGTTTGAGAAGTTGGCAGAAAATATCATTCATACATTTAAGTTTTATTACTTTGATGTTCCGAGTGAAGATGTTAAACACGAAGTAGTAAGTTTCTTGTATATGAATATGCATAAGTTTGCTGAGGGTAAAGGAAAGGCATTTAGTTATTTTAGTATTGTGGCAAAGAACTATTTGATTCTACACAACAACAATAATTACAAAAAACTAAAACAGACTGACGGAGAAGACGCAACTGATTACAAAAGAGATGCGATGTGGGAAACACGACGAGAAGATATCTTGGAAGGTCAAAAAGAATATATGGATTTATTCGTAGACTACTGGACAAATAACTTGACTACCGTGTTTAAAAGAAAACAAGATATTGATGTTGCTAATTCAGTATTGTATTTAATGGAACAAAGAAATAATATTGAGAACTTTAATAAGAAAGCATTGTATATTTTGATTAGAGAAATGACTGGTTCCAATACACAACACATCACCAGAGTTATTAATGTTTTGAAAAAACATCACGTCAATTTACAAAAGAATTATATGGCGACTGGAAGTATAGAAACTAAATATACAGGTAGTTGGGATATATTGTAGATGAAAAGGCCGATATTTCTACCGGCCTTTGAATCCACCTTTATTTGTTGAGTAATCCGAGTATCACGATTAGTGATATAAATCCAGCAAATCCTGCTTCACCGAAGCTATTTACTAAACCTACTAAATTACCAACAATGTCAATTCCTAAGAATCCCCCTACAAATACTAATTGTACAAGAACCCCTAAGCCGATTATATGTAATAGTACATCTTTTAAACCAGATACACTATCTATAATCATTTTGATTGTGTCTTTCATTTTAGTTTCCCCCTTTAAATGAACAAAAATCGGTCTTGAAACCGATTTCGTATAATAACTATATAGTAAAATTAAAAAAATAAACCAATATATAAATATATATTCCCTTTTTTTCATATCTTTATATTTATTGTTAGGTAAAAACTATGTCAAACGATTACGAAATATTCAAGGGAAAAACCCTATCAGATGTCTTTAAAGACATCTATGATAATTCCAAAACCAATAAACAACAATTAGAAGTATTGATGAAAGAGGTTGTGGGATTTATCAAAGACGGAGATACAGCCGTTCAGATTATCCCTATGTTAAAAGAATATTTAGAAATCAATGTCAAGAACGATGAACAACTTGTTAAGTTAGCAACAATCGTTCAAAGAATTACAGCAGCAGAAAAAAGAGTATCGGATAGTGGAGATGAGTTTGGTTTATCTGAATCAGAAAAACAACAACTTATGGATGCAATTGAAAACGATGTTCAAGAGTTACAAATCAAAAAAGACGAAATAGACAATTCTATTAGTAAGGAAAACTAATGTACACAAAGAAAACCAAAAGAGGTAGTTCTGAAAAGAGCACTCTAAGTAATCAGTTGATTACTGCTAGAAACCTTCGTCTAAAAATAAAACAACTTGTTGAAAAAGAAAACTTTTTTGAATTAGAACCAGTTGAAGTTTTAAAAGTTTATCCAACCGGTTCTGCTGATGATAAGGGATATATAGACTATGGTCGTATCGTTGGTAGATATGTTGTATCGGAACAAGGTTTACCATTTGAAGAATGTAAAGACTTTTTTCCATTAGATACAAATGTTTTACAATATCCATTAGAAGGTGAAGTTGTAGTTGGTTTTGAGTTCAATAAAGAAAGATATTATTTTGCTACTTTAAATAGTTCACCAAAAGATATAACATATAAAAAAAGAATCTCAGACATTAGAAATAAAGATAAAAAAGATGAACGAGATGAAAATTTAAAATACTTTGAAAACACCACAGAATACAAAACACAAGTTAAACAAGGTGATACTTTAATTCAAGGTAGAAATAACAACTATGTAAAACTAAGTAGTGATGACGGAACCAACACAGGTAATATTGTTTTAAGTACAAACGATAAACAAGTTTCTAAAAATATCACAGATGATAAATCTTTTGTTCGTATGACTACAAAAGAAAAGGTTGATTACTCGGACCAAGTAAAAGAGTTTGGTAAGAGTATGGGTAAAATAAAACCATTTGGAAAACAACTGGAAACAGAAAAATATCAAGATGGACAAATATACATTGGTTCCGATAGATTAATATTTAGTGCAGAAAAAGATGACATTGCAATCTTTGCAAATAAAAGAGTTCATATTAAAGGTGGAGATGGCGGAGTTCAGATTTCCAATAGATTAGGTGAAGTCGCAATCAAAGCAAAAACCGTAAGTGAAGATTTTGTTGGTGGTAAAAAAGTTCAACTCAATAAAGCACTTGGTGGTGATGTTATATTGGCTCCAGAAGGTATGAAAGAAATGGGACAAGTTCTTGCTAAACAAGTTGAATGGAACTTAGATTTTTTAAAAGTTCAAATCGCTTCATTGATTCCTGCAGCTATACCAGGAACAAGAGCTATTCCGAATCCAGCTTGGCTTGCAAACATAAAAGCAAAAATTGACAACGCTAAAAAATTATTAGAGTTTAATGACTTGGTATTTAAGTTGGGTTGGTTAGATAAAACAAAATTAAAAACCTATACCATTGATGAATTAAAAGAAGCTTTTAAACCTATACCAGGATTTGGTAGTATTATTCAAGGAATAGCATCATTGTCAGAATTTAAAAATAAAGTTGAGGACATTAAAGGTCAAATCGATAGTAAAATAGAACAAGCAAAATCACTAAAGACCCAAGCACTTACTACGGTTTCATCAACAATAGATAGCGTTAAAGATGCTCCAAATACAATGTTAGGTTCTGGTCAAGTAGAACAATTAAAACAAAACTTGGAAGATTTTGAACAAGAAGGTAATGACATTAATACTTATAAAGGAGCACCACAATTAAAATCAAGAATTACAGAATACGAAGAAGCAAAACTACAACTTGATAGTAGTTTTGGAGAAAATAGATTACTTGCTCAAAAACAATTTGAGGATAAAGAAGAAAGGTTAAGAAACCATATTATTTTGGGAGATGTAAATTCTTTCGGTGATAAAATAATTGAAATAGATACTGAAGTTACTTCATTGGAAGGTTCTAAAACTTTAGCAGATAGTGTAGCAGATTTACAAACAGAAATAGAGGAGTAAAATGAAGAAAAAAGAGTTAATAAAAATAATCGAATTAGTTGTCCGTAAAGAAGTTAAAAAACAGATGACCGAGATATTTATTAATGAAGAAAAAGAAATCAGTTTATCAGAAACGATTTCTAAACCTAAACCTAAAAAGGTTGTCAATAAACCAAAAAAACAATACTCAAAAGATAAAACTCTAAATGAAGTGTTGAACAATACCAAACCATTAGGAACACCATCAGAATTTGATGAGTACCCAACATTAGGTGGTGGAGTATTAGGTAGTGATAATATGGCAGAAGTCTTAGGTTATGGAGATTTAGGTCGTGGACAGAATAAAGAAAAGGCACGAGAAATGGGAGCAGTTCAAACTATTAAGAAAGCTGGAGTTGCAGTAGACGCAGTTCCGGAAGATGTTCAAAATGCATTAACTCGTGATTATTCTGGTTTGATGAAAGCAATTAATAAAAAGAAATCAGGCGAAGGTAATTATAGACCATAATGGCAAGTGTAAGAGAAATAGATAGAGATAGTAATGTTAAAGTTGGAATAAGGTTTCCATTGGATTATAGTCCAGATGGATTTTTCTATTCAACAAAAACCGTATTAGAACAATCAAAATCCAACATTATAAATTTACTATTAACTCAAAAAGGTGAAAGAGTAATGCAACCAAACTTTGGTTCAAGACTAAAAGAATTGTTATTTGAACAAATCACACCAACAACAATTGATACAATTGAAAATGAGATAAGAGAATCTATTTCTACACAACTTCCACATATTATTTTAAATGATGTGTTGGTCGTACCGAGTAATGAAAAGAATATGATAAATGTTCAAATAGATTACTCTACAAAATTAGAACCAGATACCTTTGATTCTATAACATTTAATTTTGAAGTTGGAGAATAAAAATGCCGAGTATTAATCCACAAGAAGTAGATTACGGAACGAATAAAAAAGTCGTAAAAAAAGAAGTAAATTATCTTGGGAGAGATTTTGCTAACATTAGAAATAATCTAATTGAGTTTGCTAAATCATATTTCCCAAATCAATACAATGACTTCAATGAAGCATCACCAGGTATGATGTTTGTTGAGATGGCATCTTATGTAGGTGATGTATTGAATTACTATGTTGATAATCAATTTAGAGAAACACTTTTACATCACGCAGAAGAAAGAAAAAATATCTATGAGATTGCACAATCCTTTGGATACAAACCAAAACTTTCTTGTCCAGCTACGGTAAAACTTACTTTTACAATTGATGTTCCTGCTAAACTTGTTAGTGGAAACTATGTTCCAAATTTAGATTATGCAATCACAATTGATTCTAATTCTACGATATCGGCAAACAACGGAACAGAATTTACATTGTTGGACGATGTTAATTTTAAAACATCAGGTTCTTTAGACAAAATGGATGTTGCACCATTAACACCAACATCAGGTAATGTTCCTACAAACTTTAGACTTACTAAAACCGGTATGGCTAAATCAGGAACAAGAACATCAGAAACATTCTCTTTTGGACCTTCAAAAAAATTTGACAAAATCACATTAGCAAATGAAAGAGTAAATGAAATTATTTCCATTACTGACTCAAACAATAATAAATGGTATCAAGTTCCATTTTTAGCACAAGATACTGTTTTTGAATCTGAAGAAAATACTGAACTTAACGACCCAGGTCTTTCATCACATAAAAATGATACACCTTATTTATTAAAACTTATCAAAACATCAAGAAGATTTACAACAAGAGTTCGTGATGATAATCGTATGGAGATAAGATTTGGTTCAGGTATTAGTGATAACGCTGATGAAGAGATTATTCCAAATCCAGATAATGTTGGTTCAGCATTAGGATTTGGTGTTTCTAAATTGGATGAATCATTTGACCCAACCAACTTTATGAAAACACAAACATTTGGGTTGGCTCCAAGTAATACAACACTTACTGTAAATTACAATTATGGTGGAGCAATAGAACACAATGTAGCACCAAGAACAATTACAAGTTTTAAAACACTCAATACTTCAAACTCTACAACAGGTCTTGATTCAGCACTAACATCATTAGTAACTGATAGTATTAGTGTGGTTAATTTAGAAAGGGCTACCGGTGGTGCGAGTGAAGAATCATTACAAGAAATAAAATTAAATGCAGGTGCATACTTTAATGCTCAGAATAGAGCAGTTACCAAAGAAGATTACATCACAAGAGTTTATTCATTACCACAAAAATATGGAAACATAGCAAAAGCATATATTGTTCAAGATGAACAATTGGAAAGTGAGGGTCAATTAGAAGTTATCAATGGACAAGTAAGACAAATCAAATCTATTGATGTTGTTCCTAATCCATTGGCTATGAATATGTATGTATTGGGATATACCGCAGATAGAAAACTTACACAATTAAATCAAGCAGTAAAACAAAATTTAAAAACATATCTTTCACAATACAGAGTATTGACAGATGCAATCAACATCAAAGACGGATACATTATTAATGTAGGTGTAAGATTTAGTATTATTGTTCGTTCAGGATATAATAAAAACGAAGTATTGTTTAGAGCGATACAAGCAGTTAAACGACACTTTGATATACAAAAAAGGCAAATCAATCAACCAATCGTATTGAATGATATTGCTTATGTTATCTCATTGGTCGAAGGTGTAATCTCAGTAGTTCCACCACAAGATAATAATCCAGAGAAAAATATTGTTGTGATTGAAAACAAACACAAAGTATCTGAAGGATATAGTGGAAACATTTATGATACAGATGCAGCTACAAGAGACGGGATTGTTTATCCTTCATTAGACCCAAGTATATTTGAATTAAAATACCCAAACATAGATATTCAGGGTAGAGTAGTAGGAGATAGATAATGCATTATTTTATATTCGGAGATAAAGACGCAACCATATATTCAGGTGGTACAACATCATCTATCAATACAGGTGCAGATGAAATTTTAGAAATCAATAAAGTTGTTCAACAAAATGGTAGTATAGGAAACATTTCGAGAGCATTGATACAATTTGATTATACAGATATTTCATCATCAATTCAACAAGGTAAAATACCTTCCACCGCAAAATATTATTTAAATTTATATGACGCTGGTTCAGAAGAATTATTAAGAAATCAAAATTTATTTGCTTATATGGTAAGTGGTAGTAGTTGGACTGAGGGTAATGGTAAACTTGACCACAACCCAGTAACGACTGACGGAGTAAGTTATCAATATAGAAACCAAGATTCT